AAAAGGTTGTTACGGTTGTTACGGTTGTTACATGCTTTCAAAATCAATAAGTTAAGGCGTAACAACCTAGTGCTTATAGGTTGTTGCAGGTTGTTACGCCTATGAACGGTAAAAATATTCCCGTTCATAACCGGAGCAAAAAAAACATGAGCAGAGACATTGAGAAAATATTACTTCACTTGTTGTGCGGGTAATCGGCATGCGGGTTGCTACTACCCGTGAACTGACAAATTCACCCCACAAAATATTTCGAATAAAGCAATTAGAGTAAGACTGAGGGTAAAATACGATGCGCAGAAATATTCAACAAGTGTTAGAGCGATGGGGAACCTGGGCCCGTGATAACAACACCGGGATAGACTGGTCGCCGATAGCGGCAGGTTTTAAGGGATTGCTCCCATTACGACCGTCTATGCGCCCTTCGTGCTCAGATGAGGATGGTCGGATTATCGATAATTGCGTTTCGCAATTGCAAAAAGTACGCCAGCCTGAAGAACTAAGTTTAATTATTGCGTATTACGTCAAGGGCTATTCGAAGCGGGCCATCGCTCGCCGACGTCGTGTAGATGAGCGGCTGATACGGGCAAAATTGCAGATTGCCGAAGGATTTATTGACGGTTGCTTATCGCTGCTCGCCGTGCGATTAGACATGGACCCGGAGGTTAAAATGTATTCGCCACAAAAAAGTGAAAAAAGGATTAGTGCGGTCCGCAAAAAGTTTGTTAATATGATATAAATTAAATTTTAAATATAATAATTATTCAAGATAGTTTATTTAAAAAGTCTATTTTATGCTGTTAATTTTAAAACTAAAGTCATTAGCATAAAATTTATTATTCAACAAATATTCAAAGCACAATACTAAAATAATTTAATATTTTTTTATGATATATGGGATGCAAATGTCTTTTTTTAAATCGATATTAGCTCTATTAATTATTATTGTTGTACCGCTTAATTCTTACGCAGTACAACAATGCATAACAGATGGAGTCGTAACAGAATTACGTATAGGCTCGCACGATGCGCATTTGAACGAATGCCCTGATAGCGGGGGCTGTATTTATTTTAGATATTCGGAAGATGATCAAATCAAGTTAAATTACGTGCATTATTTGACTAACCTAAACGACAACGAAAAAGGCTTTGCTATGTATGATATATTGAAAACATCATTGTTAACAGGAGCGAAAATTAATGCATGGTCGTCTATAAATCGCTGTAATTTTAGCAGAAGTATAGGTATGTCAGTTGATTCTATCAGTTTGAGTAATTAAATATGCATACATATTAAGTTACAGCTATAAAACTTAAATCATAAAAAATACTGATAAGAATTTCTTGAATCTTCACATTAACTGGAGTAATAAATGGTTTTTTTTAAACCAAAAATCCTTTTGCTATGTTTTATTATTTTTAGCTATAATTCTTATGCAGTTAACCAATGTATAAACAATGCTATTGTAACAAAGTTAATAATTGGCGCATATAAAAAAAATGGATGTCCATCTGGTGAGTGTATTTCTTTTGAATATGTAGAGGATGGAAATAAAAAATCAGGGCATGTGCATAATTCAATGAATCTTGATGATGAAGGCAAAGGAATGGCAATGTATGATATATTAAAGACCGCATTATTAACAGGATTAAAAATTAAAGCTTGGTCCTTTTCAGATAATTGTGGAGTTGGAACTTTGTATATAAACGACGATGACCTAGATGTAGCATCCTTAAGCAATGAAATTATTGTTCAAAGTATTACTTTGATTAATTGAGAGTATAAATTGTGTAAATAGCATTTTGATGAAAAACATTCAAAAAACAACAAGCCTATCAGTAAAAAATTAATTAACCAACCGCTAAAAAATTGTCATAATCAATAAGAACCAAATGTTTCGTTGAACGTGTGCTTTAAGCTGAAATGACTCTTCATATTATCTATGATAAGTATGAATCTAGGGATACTTTGATATCGCAATAGCGCCTTTTATCAGACATTAATAGTTAAGGGCGAAGTTCAACTTAAAATATTTAACAGGCCAGCCTTCATTCGACTATGAAACCAATGCCATGATGCAAGAAGTAAAATATAGCAGAAAAGTCTGTTAGATGTATTTCATTTTATCTTTTATTTTGATTGAAAGTAAACCAAGAAAGAACGTAAGGTAATGGCAACAGAACCTTGGATTTGAAATCCGTAAAATGATTTGTGTCACCAATGCGATTTAGTCATTTACTACTTCATTTTTTCCCAATAGATCAATCAGTCCTCAAACTGTTTTATTTAGCGTTGCATAATATTTAATTAAAATGGACGATAGCTATCAAGGATTGGTAACCTGCCATAAGTCAATTTATGTCGATGCCCGTTGACCCGAGCATGAGCTAACGAATGAGTCTTTTACACAAAATTTTTGCAGACTCAAGTCCTTATTAATTATTTAAGTAAAATTAAATATATTTAGTATAAACTAACTTTAGGTATTTTTATGTCTCGTTATAGTATTGCGTTTTTATTAACTTTTTTTAGTTATACTGCTTTTGCAGCTTATAATTTTGATGATTTATGTGGTAATAGTTGGTATAACTCAGGTAGTTACAATAAAAAAGAAGGAATAGTAACTTCAGTTGCATCTTCTGCATTCTCAAGTAAATTAAGTCACGGCGGAGGGGTCGTAGTTACCATTGATGGTAGCGATGGTAGGGTACAAAGATATGTCTATAAACAGTATTCATATAATTACTCCTATAATCCCCTTGTGAAAATAGCTTTTATTTCTTATTCATTAAATAAGAGAGTGAAAGTATGTTATGATGACACATATGTATATGTGATGGAGTTACAGCCTTAAAATATTTAGTCTAGTAGAAATGCTAAAAACGACTTTTAGGAAAGCGCTCACCATGGGTGATTCAGCGTCTTCTTTAAAGATAATTTTTAAAACCTTTTCACTCAATTGTAAAATCATATCAAAATGGTGCAATGCCTTCGATTGGTAGAATATGTGCTTTTCGATGAAAGCTACGATGTATGTCGATGGAGTGAGAAAAGCAAATCGTTTTACGAGCCAGCTGATTAATGTGGGCGAGGATAATCAGGTTTTTACGCTCTATTTGTTGAGTGAAAATTTTGCCAATCAGATGCTTCTTTTTCGACACTTCCCTTGAATAACAGCCCCTGTCATCGATGTTAATCATGGCGATATTGAATGGCGTCAATAACGCTAACCCCGTATGTCTCATCGTTGAACTTGGCGATGTGCCTATCCATATCGCCAATTTTGATATAGTACGCGGATCACAGCCAATGTTGTTGTGCGGTGCTGCAAACGAAGCTTTTAATATCCTTATGATTTTTAACAGAAAGGTAAAAGTAAAACTGGTTGTGACATTGATATTATATTCTTGGTCATGACTCATGATTTGTTGATGCTTGTAGATATTCACATAAGTAAGAGCGATCTTTTGATGCCGCAATTGTCTGTAAAAAATAAAAATTCCACAGCATCACTCAGCAGAATAAATATGTGATCTTCTTTTTTTATCAACAAATCTGAGTTACGACCCTATTCTTTGTTCACATGATGTAATCCAAATTAAGTGGTTAAACAAATAAAAGGTGGTAAAAGTAATGGTAAAATTCATAAAATTTTTGCCTTTATGTGCAAATAAAATATGGATATATTCAATAATTATTTCTAGCCTTTTTATATCCACGGTCAGTGCGCAACATAATAATAATCGTAATATAGATGATTTTAGATTCGCCACCTGGAATACTGCCGGCTCTCGTTGGAATGAAGTTTATCAATTAATGATAGATAACAATATAGAAGTATTGGCTATTCAGGAAGCAGGTTCCCTTCCTACGCAAGGTACCATAAATGAAATTCTTGATGATTATATAAGAGTTTGCAATATGGGAGAAACTAGACGCACTGACGATGTCTTATTTATGAGATCACAAGAATATCGTTGGCAAATTAATGGCACTGATTTTTATATTTACTATTATGATAGAGTTGGACACTATTTAATGCATGGTCATCCAGAAAGAAGAAATGTAAATACAGCCATTATTACTAGGCAAAGAGCTGATAATATTTTTATACTACCTCCTATCTATCAAAATGAAAGACGTGCTTATATAAATAGACCTGTTATCGGTGTACGTTTAGAAAATTCTGTATTTTTAAATGTTCATGGAGAGCCAATCAGATTAAGGAATGAGACTCCACAAGATATAAGGATTATACAGAATTATATGGCAAGAAATCATCCTTCTCTGACATGGGCATTATTAGGTGATTTTAACAGAACTCCTGCCGAGTTAGATAGCGATATAAACCGTATGCCACCACCTGATCATACGTTTAGACAAACTGTTTCTTCAGGAGAAGCAACGCATATCGACAGAAATCATCCTGAAAGATCTGCGGAACTTGATTATGCTGTTGTTGGTGGACCAACAAATAGTCGTGTTGACAATATCATAGCATTGTTAATTTTAATGTCAGTATCAGATCATAAACCAGTAAGATTTAATTAGTTTCCAAGAAAGTTATACACATTATTTATCTTATTCTTATAAGTTCAAATGGAAAATGAATTATGAAAAAACGATTTTTAAATTATAAGATAGTTAACATTAAAATAATTATTTTTGCCTTTTTTATTTTTACCCTTCATAAATCTTATGCAGAAGAAGTCTGTCAAAAAGCTTCTGAAATAGAAAATACTGCAAGCAAATATATAATTGAAATTATTGAAGATTAATGAATTTATACTCAGCTATAATAACTTAATCGTAAGTATTGGTTGATCATTGTGAATTGGTAATATAAGCGTAAATATTTTGAATTTAAATAACTTATTATCTTCATGAATTAACTTTCTAAAAAGCCTTAAAACTTGGTTAATAAACATGCCAAATTTTTGCCAAACCCTATTAGACATCCTCAAGCATCGAATTATCGGGGCTGCGCTGGCTTTCATGACTGCCTTGCTACGCGGCTTATATCAGAAAAAAGCTTTTACTGCTCGCTACTTGATGCATTGATGTGTGCTTTATTCGGTTCGGTGGCGCATGAATTGCTGTTATTTTTAGGAATGAAGACAGATTACACCTGGTTAATCAGTATCGTGATTGGCTACTTAGGTACTGACTATATTGGCAGTTGGTTGAAGAAAAAGCTTGGATAAATTCTGAAAACGCAGCAAAAGCTTAAGAAGTATATTTGTGTATGCTCTTGTTAATGTTCTATAGCGATAACCATTAATAAATGGACATAACTTTAATTTTCTGATCCATATAATTTTATAATATAACGCCATCCATTAACAATAAGTTTGTCCACTTGTTAATGGTTATCGCTATACGTCAAATCTTAAAAAATAAATGTCACTAAATATGTCTGAAAAATACGCAACCCCGACGGCCTATCTCTCAAGTCTGATGGCGACCGTTTTAGGTTTTTTTACGCTTGAGCAGTGGGTAGCGGTGACCGGTATTGTCTGCACAATCGGGACATTTCTTATCAACGTGTACTACCGCAAAAAAGAATACAAACTCAAAGCGCGGCATTATGATGATACCGAAAAAAATCCTGATGGCCATAGGTGGTAGTGCGGTGTTATTAGCCTCAACCATGGTAACGTATTTTGAAGGCTTAAGCCATAAACCCTATAAAGACAGGGGTGACGTGCTAACGGTGTGTTACGGGCACACAGGGAAAGCGATTATTCCGGGTAAACACTACACAGACGAAGAATGTCAGGCTTTACTGGATAGTGACCTGAAGGCGTCGATGGCGGTGGTTGAGACTCACGTTACCGTGCCGCTGACTGAAATGCAGAAAGCGGCTTTGGCCTCATTCGTTTATAACGTAGGAAGTGGGGCCTTTGCCCGTTCAACGTTACTCAAAAAACTGAATGTGGGTGACAGACAAGGCGCGTGTGATGAGATGCGGCGCTGGAAATATGATGAAGGTAAAGTCTCTAAAGGACTGATTAATCGTCGTGCGGTAGAGCGTGAGCTTTGTCTACCGGATTAACGTCATGCATTGGAAGCTCCTTTTCGCAGCGATATTGTTTATCACCATTACTGCACTTTCCATCGTAATCAGGTTTCAATATGTCGAGAACGTCCGCCTAAAACTGGCGAATCAGTCGATGAGTGCTGAGCGTGATGCTGCCCGCGCACAGTTTACCCACTATGAGCAGGCGGTTGATATTTTTAACACCATAGCGGGAGCCACCCAGGATGCACACCAACTGGCCATACAGGCATCCCAGCCTCAAACGATTAAAATACAGGAAGCGATTACCCCTGAACGCTGCGCTCATCTGCCTGTGCCTACTGCCGCTGTTAACCGGTTGCGTGCGCACGCCGATAAAATATCTCCCCGTGCCGCCAGCGCCCATTCCCGCCACGCTCCTGGATGATTGCGCTCCGCCGGTGATATCGGAGCACATGACCTGGGGCGATAGCCTGATACTTAATGAGCAACTGCTACTGGCTCTCGAGATGTGTAACCAGGATAAAGCGGCGATAAGACGAATTGAAGAACAGAAAAATGATAGCCAAAAATGAAGAGCAGACTGAATATCTACAGAAATACATCAAAACACGACTTTACGCCTTTTCCAGTCAATCTGGCGAGTAAATGATGTTCAGTAAGAAGAAAATTGGACGTCCAAGCAAGTTAACCGTGAGCCTCGAAAAGGCCAAAGCCTATTTAATGGGGGAATACAAAACCGTGGGGGATGTTGTTCCAAGTGTAGCGGGATTGGCCTGTTATTTAGGGATTAGCCGGTCTACCGCACAGGAATATGCTAAAGAAAATCAAGAATTTTCAGGCACGTTAGCCGCCATCAAAACCATCCAGGAAAATAGTCTGATAAATAAAGGGCTTACGGGTGAATTTAACCCAACGATTGTTAAGTTAATGTTATGTAATCACGGTTATGCCGAAAAACAAGAAACCGCCCTTACGGGCAAAGCGGGCGGCGCGATAAAAACGGACAACAAAATCAGTATTGAATTTATCGGCATACCTCAGCATGAAAGTGCAAATTAGCGAAAAGTTCGCGCCCATGTTCAAACCGAAACGCATAAAGGTTTACTTTGGTGGTCGGGGTGGCATGAAAACCGTTTCATTTGCGAAAATAGCCTTAATCACGGCCTCCATGCATAAACGCCGGTTTTTGTGCTTGCGGGAATTTATGAATTCGATTGAAGATTCTGTCCATGCGGTATTGCAGGCCGAGGTAGAAACGTTGGGATTACAAAATCGGTTTCGTATTCTTAATACTTACATTGAAGGCATCAATGATTCCATTTTCAAATATGGCCAGCTAGCGCGTAATATCGCTTCTATCAAATCCAAACATGATTTTGATGTTGCTTGGGTGGAAGAAGCGGAGACCGTATCTGAGAAAAGTCTGGATACCCTTATTCCCACTATTCGCAAGCCGGGCTCTGAGTTATGGTTTTCTTTTAATCCAGCAGAAGAAGACGGTGCTGTATATAAGCGTTTTGTCAAGCCCTACAAAGCGATAATCGATAAGCAAGGTTACTATGAAGACGATGATTTATATGTTGGCAACGTGAGTTACCTGGATAATCCCTGGTTACCGGCAGAGCTTAAAAATGATGCGCAGAAGATGAAACGGGAAAACTATAAAAAATGGCGGCATGTTTACGGGGGCGAGTGTGATGCGAATTACGAGGATGCATTAATTCAGCCTGAGTGGGTGGAGGCGGCGATTGATGCACATATCAAGTTAGGGTTTAAACCAAGCGGAATTCGTGTTGTCACTTTCGACCCCGCTGATTCCGGTCAGGATGAAAAGGCATTATCCAAACGCTATGGCGTGCTGATTGAAGATTGCGTGAGCTGGTCAGAAGGTGATGTTGCTGATGCAACGATGACGGCTTTCGATGAAGCTTTTGACTATCGGGCAGATGATTTTATCTATGACAATATTGGGTTAGGGGCAGGCACTGTCAAAACGCATCTAAGACACAGCAATGACGGTAACAAGATGGTGGTGACGGGCTTTGGGGCGGGCGATTCGCCTGATTATCCTGATGAAATCTATGTACCCGGCAATGGTGAGTACCTGCCTTCTTCAAATAATGATGACAGAACTCACCGAGATACCTTTAGAAACAAACGCGCGCAATATTGGGTTTATTTAGCGGACCGATTTTATAAAACGTGGCGCGCCGTCGAAAAGGGCGAATATCTCGATCCGGAGGCGTTGATCAGTCTCTCTTCGAAAATAGCGAAACTGTCACAACTCAAGTCAGAGCTGATTAAACAACAACGAAAACGCACCCCCGGAAACCGATTAATTCAGTTGATGAGCAAAGATGAAATGCGATTAAAAGGAATAAAATCGCCCAATATGGCGGATACGCTGATGATGTCCTTTGCTAATCCTCTGCGCATAACAGAAGACACGGAAATCGTGGTCCCCTCATCGTCAAGTTGGTCATGATGGCTGAAACATTACAAAAAAGACATGAACAAATTATGCGCAAGTTTGACCGAGCGCACTCCCCGCAGGAAGCGGTGAGAGAAAAATGTCTCGAGGCGACAAGATTTGCGCGCGTCCCGGGTGGGCAATGGGAAGGGGCAACGGCAGCGGGCTCTGAATTAGGCAAACATTTTGAGAAGTATCCAAAGTTTGAAATTAATAAAATATCGACCGAGCTTAATCGGATAATCAGCGAATATCGCAACAATCGGATTACGGTTAAGTTTAGGCCCGGCGATAAGGCCGCCAGCGAAGCGTTAGCCAATAAATTAAATGGCCTGTTCCGCGCAGACTACGAAGAAACGGATGGCGGCGAAGCGTGCGATAACGCTTTTGATGACGGCTCAACCGGGGGGTTTGGTTGCTTTAGGCTGACGACAAATTTAGTCAATGCGCTTGATCCGATGGATGAGAGACAACGTATTTGCCTCGAGCCAATATACGACCCCGCCCGCTCTGTTTGGTTCGATCCTGATGCGAAGAAATATGATAAATCTGACGCAGAATGGGCTTTTTGCATGTACTCACTGTCTGCTGAAAAGTATAAGGCGGAATACAACAAAGACCCGTCAACGTTAATTAGCGGCATTGAACGATCATGGGATTATGATTGGTACGATGTTGATGTGGTTTATATCGCAAAATACTACGAAGTAAAAAAAGAGTCGGTGGATGTGGTGAGTTTTCAAAACCCATTGACAAGTGAAACTGTCACCTATGACAGTGATCAGCTTGAACTCGTTGAGGATGAGCTGGCAGACATCGGGTTCATTGAGGCGGCACGGCGAACCATTAAGCGCCGGCGGGTTTATGTCTCCGTGGTGGATGGTGAGGGCTTCCTTGAGAAAGCGCAACGAATACCCGGTGAGCATATCCCGTTAATTCCGGTATATGGTAAGCGGTGGTTTATCGATGATATTGAGCGAGTCGAAGGTCACATAGCAAAAGCTATGGATGCCCAACGTCTGTATAACTTACAGGTGTCGATGCTGGCAGATTCGGCCACTCAGGATACGGGTTCAATTCCCATTGTCGGTAAAAGTCAAATAAAAAAACTGGAAAAATATTGGGCTAATCGAAATAAAGATAGGCCGGCTTTCCTACCCTTAAATGAGATTATTGATAAACAAGGGAATATTATTGCCCCCCCAACGCCAGTGGGATACACCCAACCACAGCCACTCAATCAGGCAATGGCGGCGTTATTACAACAAACTGGGTCCGATATTCAAGAGGTGACGGGAGCAAGCCAGGCGATGCAGCCAATGCCGAGCAATATAGCGAAAGAAACCGTTAATCATCTGATGCATCGGTCCGATATGTCCTCGTTTATCTATTTGGACAATATGGCTAAAAGCCTTAAGCGTGCAGGTGAAGTTTGGCTATCAATGGCCCGTGAAGTCTACGGCTCAGACAGAGAAGTCCGTATTGTTAATGCGGACGGCACTGACGATATCGCCTTAATGTCGGTGGTCATCAATGATAATCAGACCGGGCAAGTCGTCGCGATGAATGACTTATCCAGTGGGCGTTATGATGTCACGGTCGATGTGGGGCCGTCTTATACCGCAAGACGGGATGCGACGGTTTCAGTGCTGACCAATCTGTTGGCGGGCATGTTACCGCAAGACCCAATGCGACAGGTTTTACAAGGTATCATTCTGGATAATATGGAGGGTGAAGGACTCGACGAGTTTAAGGAATATAACCGTAAACAGTTATTAACGCAGGGCGTCGTTAAACCGCGCAATACAGAAGAAGAGCAGATGGTTGCGCAGATGATACAGCAAGCACAACAACCTAATGCTGAACTTGTCGCCGCTCAAGGGGTATTGATGCAAGGGCAAGCGGAGGTTCAGAAAGCGAAGAACGAAGAACTGGCTATCCAGGTGAAAGCCTTCCAGGCACAAACTGAGGCGAGAGTAGCAGAAGCGAAAATGGTTCAAATTCTCGCCTCTGCTGATAGTGCTAAAAGAGCAGAAATTAGGGAAGCCCTTAAAATGCTTCACCAGTTCCAAAAAGAACAGGGTGATGCTTCTAGAGCGGATGCCGAGTTAATTCTAAAAGCAACCGATACGCAGCATAAACAAAATAGGGATGCGGCTAAAAACCATTCAATCTGAACATAACCTACAGTTACCTGCGGACTTCTCGCAGAGTTAAGGAGTCATAAATGGAAAACGAACTGATCATCGATGGTCAGGCGGTACCGGTATCCAAAAATCAGGAAACACCCCCGCAAAATACCGCTGAGCAGCCAGCGCAAGAGCGTGAGAATAATGCTGCTCAAGTGCAAAAAGTTGATACTGATAATATTGAAATAAAATCCGATCAGGAAGTCGAGCAGGATCAAGACTATTCATTGCAAATTGGCGATGAAGAAATATCGCTAAGCGAAGAAGATGACTCAATAGAAGGTAAACCTGCGCCTAAGTGGGTTAAAGATCTGAGAAAAGGTTTTAAAGAAACACAGAAAGAAAATCGCGATCTGAGACGTCAGCTTGAGGAATTAACCACCAAGCAGTCTCATCAATCGCAGGTTAATCATAATAACGTTATTCCCGATAAACCCACCTTGGGATCGTGTGATTATGATGAAGAAGTCTATGAAAAAGCACTTACCGATTGGCATGAGAACAAAAGCCATGTCGAACAAAAGCAACAAGCACAGCAAAGGCAGCAACAAGAAGTTCAGGAACGATTTATTCAACGTTTAAAGTCTCATCAACAACGCGCGGCTAAATTACCCGTTAAAGATTATACGGAGATGGAAGAGGTTGTGCGATCAGAGGTACCCATATTACAGCAGGAAATTTTAATTCATGCGGCTGATGAGGGAACAGAACTTATCGCCTATGCACTTGGAAAAAACAAAGCATTACGCCAGCGGCTGACCGCTGAACATGATCCTATTCGTGCCGCGTTTCTGTTAGGCCAAATTAGCCAGAAGGTAAAACTGGCCCCCAAACCTAAGAAAACCCCTAAACCAGAGCCTGAGCTAAAAGGGGGTGCTGGAAACGTGAAATCCGATGAGTTTACCCAATTGTGCCCCGGCGCAATGATTGAATAAGAGTAAAAAAATGGCAAATAATCTAGAGTCAAATATTAGTCAAATCGTGTTAAAAAAATTCTTACCGGGTTTTATGTCTGATATTGTTTTGTGTAAAACCGTTGACAGACAATTATTATCGGGTGAGATAAATTCAAATACAGGCGACAGTGTGAGCTTTAAGCGTCCGCATCAATTTAAGTCTGAAAGAACAGAGACGGGTGACATTACGGGGAAAGATAAAAATGGTCTTTTCTCTGCTAAAGCGACAGGCAAAGTGGGTAAATATATCACGGTGGCCGTCGAATGGACACAAATTGAAGAAGCGTTAAAGCTTAATCAGCTTGAACAAATTCTATCACCGATTCATGAGCGCATGGTCACTGATCTGGAAACCGAATTAGCCCATTTTATGATGAACAATGGCGCTTTGTCGCTCGGTTCACCGAATACAGCGATAAAAAAATGGGCTGATGTAGCTCAAACCGCTTCATTTATAAAAGATATCGGTATTAAAACAGGCGAGAACTATGCCATCATGGATCCCTGGTCAGCCCAACGGCTGGCGGATGCGCAATCGGGTTTGCATGCTACAGAACAATTAGTCCGTACTGCCTGGGAGAATGCGCAGATATCGGGTAATTTTGGCGGTATTCGGGCATTGATGTCTAATGGACTGGCTTCCCGAGAACAGGGGGATTTTGGTGGAACCCTCACAGTGAAAACCGCCCCTAACGTTGATTATCTGTCGGTTAAGGATTCCTATCAATTTACGGTAGCATTGACAGGCGCCACCCCGAGTAAAACAGGCTTCCTAAAAGCCGGTGATCAACTTAAATTCACGTCTACTCATTGGTTAAATCAGCAAAGCAAACAAACATTATATAATGGATCAACAGCGATGAGTTTTACGGCAACGGTGCTGGAAGAGACTAACTCTACCGCTTCGGGTGATGTCACTGTCAAATTATCTGGTGTTCCGATTTATGATGAAAAAAATTCTCAATACAATGCCGTTGATGCAAAAGTTAAGGCAGGAGATGCAGTTTCTATCATAGGAACGGCTAAACAACAGATGAAACCTAATCTTTTCTACAATAAGTTTTTCTGTGGGCTTGGGACCATCCCCTTGCCAAAATTGCATAGCATTGACTCAGCAGTGGCAACGTATGAAGGGTTTTCTATTCGTGTACACAAATATGCGGATGGTGATGCAAACAAGCAGATGATGCGTTTTGACCTGTTGCCTGCTTATGTCTGCTTTAATCCGCATATGGGCGGTCAATTCTTTGGTAATCCTTAAATTTATGACGAAGTGGGCGCTTTTGTGCCCTTTTTATCGAGGTGAAAATGGAAAGAAAAAGTGTTTTTGCCTGGTCGGATAATGCAGCAGGGTATGTCCAAGCGGTGATAGTGACAAGGGATTTCCCTGAGTTCGAAAAAAGGGGCTTTGTGTCGTCGATTGACGAAATAAAGACACCAGAGAAATCCCAAGAACCTAAAAAAGGGAAAAGGGCTAACGATGACAAAACCGCTGACTAAAGGAGAGATTGTTCTGTTTGCATTACGTAAAGCGGGTATTGCTTCAGAGGCGACTAATATAGATGTAGAGCCCCAATCCTTTGAGGAGGGCATTAATGACCTTGAAGACTTGATGGCCGAGTTGCAGATTACATTTGGGGATTTGGGCTATCAATTTTCCGCAGAAGAAGAAAACCCCACCTCCGATGATGCTTCAGGGCTTCCTCGCAAATATAAACAGGTGATGGGTTATCAATTGATGCTGAGAATGTTATCGGATTATGGCATTGAACCCACACCGAGACAAGAAGCTTCAGCGGCTGCCGCCTATGATGCGTTGCTCACTGATACGCTGAGCGTCCCCTCGATAGCAAGACGGGGTGATATGCCGGTTGGCCAGGGGAATAACTATACCGCGTTAGGTACGGCGAGTTATTATGTTGAGCGAGGTTTTCATGCCAAAAATACAGATCCCGTTAGCTAAAGGATTAGTTAAAGATATCAAAACAGCAGATTATATCGATGCCTTACCTGTAAATATGTTAGCCACACCGAAAGAAGTCCTGAATGCCTCGGGTTATTTACGCTCTTTCCCTGGCATTGAGAAAAAGCAGGACGCAAAGGGTGTTTCACGGGGTGTCCATTTTAATACCAAAAATAACGCGCTCTATCGGGTCTGTGGCAATACACTTTATCGTAATGACAACGAAGTTGCTGATATAGCTGGAATGAGCCGAGTATCTATGTCTCACTCTAGTCATAGTCAGGCGATTTGTTTTGAAGGTAAAGTAAAGTTATATAGATATGACGGTACCGAGAAGGCATTATCAAACTGGCCAAAGGATAAATACCCTCAATATGATTTAGGTGAAGTGATTGATGTTTGTCGAAATCGGGGGCGTTACATCTGGTTACAAAAAGGGGGTGAACGATTTGGCGTCACGGATTTGGAAGATGAATCAAAACCGGATAGATATCAGCCTTTTTATCGCGCTGAATCTCAGCCAGATGGTATTGTTTCCGTCGACGCATGGCGAGACCTGATTGTTTGTTTTGGTTCGTCAAGTATCGAGTATTTCACCTTAACCGGATCGGCGGATACTTCCCAACCGCTTTATATTCATCAAGCCGCTTATATGATTCAAGGGGGTATTGCCGGTCGTGATTGCAAATGTCATTATCAGGACAAATACGCCATCCTAAGCCATCAATCGACAGGGCAACCGGCTGTTTATATCATAGGCGCAGGTGAAAAAAACAAAATATCTACTGCGACCATTGATAAAATTATCCGTTATTATTCTGCGGATGAATTAGCCGCTTCATTTTTGGAATCGGTGCGATTTGATAACCATGAATTATTACTCCTTCACCTACCCAAACACACGCTTTGTTTTGATGGCTCAGCAAGCAATCAATATTCACAATGGTCATTACTGAAAAGTGGACTTTATGATGACCCTTATCGGGCGATTGATTTTATGTTTTTTGACAATCAAATAACGGTGGGTGATAAGAAAGAAGGCGTGCTCGGTCATTTAATTTTCAATGCGTCAAATCAATATGAACAGCAGACTGAACACCTTCTTTATACCCCGATGATAAAAGCGGATAATGCCCGATTATTTGATTTTGAACTGGAAGCTTCAACGGGTGTTGCTCAAATCGCGGATAAGTTATTTCTGTCTGTCACAACAGACGGCATTAATTACAGCAGAGAACAACTAATAGAACAAAATTCCCCTTTTCAGTATGACAAACGCATTCTCTGGCGACGGATTGGACGCGTGAGAAAAAATATCGGCTTTAAAATCCGTATCATCACTAAATCACCGGTGACCTTATCCGATTTGTCAATCAGGATGGAATAATGAACAGACGTAATGCGGATAACCCGGTTGAGCTTCAGGTCACGCACATTGACCCAACGATTTTACCCGCTAATTTTTCGACCGCCTACCGCATGATTGTCTTAAACAATTTATCGGATATGGGTAGAGTGGCAGGTAAAGCCAATGAAGCGGCGGACGATGCCTATCAGTCGAAAACAAGAAATGATGAGCAAGATAGGGTACTGGCGACACAGGCGCAGCAGATCAATGCGGTAAGCATACAGGCTTCCGCTCATCAGTCGGAAATTCAGACTTTAGAAAATGGATTAATCGCAGCCAGACAACGCATTAACGCATTAGAAGAGGCGTTACGTTCGCATGGATTAATTGACTGATGGAAATTAAAGTGATTGAGAATATCGAACAGTTTTATCGGTTTTTTACGGATAAAGCCAAAGTCGGTTATGCCATGGAAAATAATGGGGAGTATCAATTAAAAAATAATCAGCTTTATGTCGGGGTTTACGAAGGGTTAATGCTCGTTGGTTTTTTTTCAATTGAATTTATTCGTAATAAGTTAATTGAAGTTCATCCCGTGTTTGAGCCTAGATTCAGAGGTCAATACGCATTAGCGGCAACAAGACGATTTTCAAACTGGTTGATTAATAATATCCATTTTTCCACCGTCATCACGTATGTCCCTGAGAAGACCCCATGGGGAAAAGTCATTTGTCAGTTAATGAAGATGCGAAAAGTGGGGGTGATTGATAACGCCTTGACGGCAGGTCATCACCAAATCAATATGACCCTGTATCAAGTCACGAAAGAGGAATTAGTCAATGGGTGGAAGCAGCGGAGATAATGGCGCAAGCGAACAGGCCAGAGCATCACGTGAAGCAATCGGCTTGCAAAGAGCACAATGGAATCAGGTGATGCAAAATTTGGCGCCGTATATGAAAGTGGGCGGCCCGGCATTAGGGGAATTGCAAAATCTGACGACATTAGACGGTCAAGGACAGGCATTAAACCAATTTTACCACTCCCAACCGTTTAATGATTTAGCCAATCAAGCCCGCTATCAACATTTAAATGCCGCTGAAGCGACAGGCGGTTTAGGTTCAACCGCAACCGGCAATCAATTAGCCGCGATTGCACCCGCATTGGGTCAAAACTGGTTATCGGGACAGATGCAAAATTACGGTAATTTAGTGGGTATGGGGATGAATGCGGCCAGTGGACAGGCTTCTGCCGGGCAAAATTATGCCAATAACGTGGGTCAGTTATTACAGAATATGGGGGCTGCTAATGCCGCTGCGGCCAATAGTCCTTCTGGATTTCACCGCGCGTTAGGTGGGGGTACGGCCGGTGCTTTAACCGGGGCAAGCATTGGGGCGATGAAGGGTTCTATTGGCGGCCCCTGGGGTGCTGCCATCGGTGGAGGGCTCGGTCTGTTAGGGAGTTTATTTTAATCAGGAGTTTCTATGGCAACGTTTCAACTGGCGGGATTGCCAAGTCTGCAAATAGAAAATCAAACGGCGGGCGGATTAGGCTTGCCCACTGTACCGCAATATGCAGAAAGACCCAATACGGGTGTGATGTTAGCCCAGGGTTTAGGGGCCATTTCTGAGCGATTAGAGGCGAACAAACAACAGCAGTCAGAAGCGGATTTTATGAAATCATTGGGTACGGCTTATGCGGCTAATGATCGTGATGCCATGAAGCAATTGGCCGCGGCACATCCTGAACAAATCGAGCGCATTCAAAAAGGGATGGGTTTTATTGATCAGGATAGAAATCAGATGATTGGTCAAGCGGCAATGGATTTGCGTCTTGCAGCGAAAAGGGGGGATCAATCGCTTATCGCTTCTTTACAGAAAAATGTACCCCTATTAGGTCAATTCGGTTTGACACCCGAAGAAGTCTTTTTATCCTACAAGCAAGACCCCCAACAATTTGACAAAATGACCGATTTAATTCATCTGCACGCTGACCCAAAGAGTTATTTTGACGTTCAGGATAAACAAGAAGGGCGGAACATTGACAGAAATAAATTGGCTGAAACGGAACGAAGCAATCGAGCAGGTGAGACTTTAACAATGCGAGGACAGTATATCAGTGGAGCAAATGCGTTAACTGCTGCTTATGCGCCTACTGCCGCGATGCAAAACTATCGTCAATACGCTGAAATGCTTCAGTCAGATCCGGATGCGGCGATGGCATTTGCGAATGCGGCGGGTATTAATACCGTCAGTAAAAAGCTCATGAAGGTTGAGAAAAATGACGATGGCTCAGTAACCAAATATTACACGGATGGGAGTGAAGAAACGGGAAAAATAAACCAGCCCATTGCGGGTGATGGCATTAAGCCAATCAGCCTGCCACACGCGCAAAGTATCATTGATAAAGCCAATGAGGGATCAAAAAAAGCAGCGGGATTCGCCCTCCGCCTGAAGGATTCCATGGATTCAATGCATAAATTAGGGAAAAAAATAGACACTAAACGCGTGGCATTAATCAATCGCGCGCTGGGTGAGGGAGCCATTGCGAACCTGAGTCTTTCTCCAGTAGAGCAACAGTACATGGTCAATGCAAGGGATGCCCTGTATGCCATTCTTCGTCCAGAAACAGGCGCCGCCATTACGCTCCCCGAGATGCAAGAATATGCAAAAATGTATCTCCCTCAGCCGGGCGATTCTACACTCGCAACAGAAACAAAAATGAAAAAGATGCAAGGTCAATACAACGCCCTGAGAGGGCAATCAGGAAGAGTCTATGATGCTTTGGTCGTCTCTTCCGCTGCCCACAATCAACGTCTGCAATCAGATGGTCGCTATACATCAAAGTCAGGCATTCAATTTAAGGTAGAGTGATGAAAGTAACGGCAAAGGGGAAAACGTTTGTGTTTCCCGATGGTACTCGCATCGATGGTATTGGTGAGGCCATTGACGAGTACTTTGCTGGGCAATCTACTCAGTCTGGGGAAATAGCGAATCATCACGATAATAATGCGTTGTCATCGGCTCAAATGGCCAATCTTGATATCCCCACGGATGAAATCTTAGCTTATCACGACAAACAGAATCCCCATGAATCGTCGCAAATACAAGATCCGTTCACGGAGGCGGGACGGGGTTTAGTGAATATCCCGTTTGATGTCCTTCAAGGCGGGGCTAATCTTATCAATGCATTAAGTCAAGCTGTCGGTGGGGGTCGATTATTAGGCGATATTTATCGTCCCGTAGACAGGCCTGCAGACCCTTACGCCCTGGCTGGGGAGACAGTGGGTGATTACCTTATCCCAGGGCTTGGCGCAGCAGGAAAGATGATGGTAGGTTCGCTTGCTGATGCCTCGAATCAACGAGGCGATTTTGCCCAGAACGCTGCGACAAATGCTGGGGTTAACCTTGCCGCGCAAGGGTTGCTGTCTGCAGCGGCAAAAGGGGTTGGGAAGGGGATTACGGCACTAAAAGGTGAGATTGCTCCAGAGGCAGCCCAGAAGATGATGACAGCTGAATCAATGGGCGTTGCGCCAATGACATCAGACATGCTTCCACCCCAGAATGCCCTGACTCGCGGGCTGACTCAGGGCGGGGAAGGTGCGTTGCTGGGTACGGGGGCGCGTAGGGCAGCGCAACAGACAACACGCCGCAAACTGGTCAGTGATTATCTCGACCGGTTTGGTGAGTACAATCCTGATACGGTGGTTAAGTCACTGACCTCAAATTTGAAAAGTCGTAAAGATGCCGCGGGGCGTGTTATTGACGATATAACGCAAAAAATGGGCGTAAATCCGGTAGAAACAACCCATGCCGTTAACGCCATTGATACCGTTCTACCAAGGCTTGAGAAGCTAGGGACATCGGTAGACCAGAATTTGCTTAATACCCTCCGAAATTTAAAGGGAGAATTAACTCAGCAAGGCGGTGTTGATTTTGACCTGCTTAAGCAACACAGAACGGCCTTTCGCTCAAATGTTCAGGGAGATGCCATGGTGTTTCCAAACCACGCCAAAGCAATCACAAATCGGGTTGAAAATGCCATGACAAAAGATTTGCGAAACTCAGTCAGCAAGTCCCTTAGCCCCCAGGAAGCCGCCACTTACCTCAAAGCGAATTCGGATTACGAAAACGTCTACAACAAGGTGCTGAATAAACGCATCGCTCGCAACCTAAATAAAGCGACCCGTGAAGCCACCCCCGAGTTAATTAACAGCGTAGTCTACAGTCGTAATGCCTCAGATATTAAACGTATATGGCCAGCGCTGGATAATACCGGAAAGGATGCCGTACGTGCAGCATATATCGCCAAAATTGCTGAAACGGTAGGGGATTCGCCCGCAAAATTCATGACACAAATTAGCAAGTTGAAGAAGCAAGCCGGTGGCGAAATCTATAACACGGTATTCAGCGCAAGGCATATGAAGGAGCTTGAGGCGCTCAATGATGTCCTCCAGACAACTCAGCGCGCGGATACGGCAAATATAGTGACACAGACGGGTCAGGCATTGGCTAATCCGCTAAGGATTGGAGCGGCTTTCGGCTCTGGCGGGGTGTCTCTAGCCGGTGAAGTGGGCTTCGGGATGGTGATGAGGATGTATGAGTCCAGGCCGGTAAGAAACGCATTGTTGCGGCTGGCAAACAAAAAGACGGGCACGCCAGCTTATGCGCGGGCCTTAAATAACGCTGTTAAGCTTTTTCGCCCTATCATTGCGGCCTCTTCCCGTCAACAGCAGTCAGAAACGCAATAAAAAACTTACTCTATGCAGGGAGAAAGGTATGTCAAAAATTATCCCCAATATTGTCGTGAGTATGCCCACTCAGTTATTTACGCTAAGACGAAAATTTCAGGCATGTTCAAACGGCAAAATCTATATCGGTAAAAGCAATACCGATCCAACAATACCAACGAACCAGATTCAAGTGTATATTGAAAACGAAGATGGCTCAACAGTGCCGGTTGCTCAACCCATTATGATTAATCACGCCGGGTTCCCGGTTTATAATGGACAAATCGCTAAATTTGTGACAGTCGAAAGACACTCGATGGCGGTCTATGATAGTGATGGCGCCCAACAGTTTTATTTCGCTGACATATTGAAATATGGCCCCAATAGATTTAAAGAACAGGCTGAACAGTATATTGCGTATATCGAAAAATTAAAAGGAACGACTACACAAACGACCGGTGACTCAACAACCGATGTGATGAGCCAAAAAGCCTGTACAGATACTTTTGCGGAAAAAAATTCAAAAGAACCCCTCAAAGCTGAAAGACTTAACCTTGAATCCTCAAACGGTGATACGATTTTTAATCTGGGCGGTACAGACGGGTCAGCAGGTTCTGAGTTTGCGTATGTCAAAAATTCAAAAAGAACCCAGATTTACGATACAGCCACACAGACCACTTTATTATTTCCACAAAAAAATGGCACGCTGGCAGTAGAGGAAGATACCTATACAAAAACAGAAGTCGATGCAAAAATAAATTCAGTAAAATGGACAACAAATAAATTGGCAAATGGTTGGATGAAAGATCCGAATACGGGCATAATTATTCAGTGGGGATATACAAGTAAAGAAAATATAACAGGGTTTTATTATCCAATTAATTTTCCTACTGCATTTTCTTCAGCTGTATATAGTATAACGACGAGTTCTAAAGCGCATGATACACGCGGTCACGCTATGTTTATAGGGATTGCTTATGATGTAACGACAAGGGGATTTAATTATTATGTAAGAAATTTAGTTGATAGACTCGAGAAGTATATGGATGGTTATTATTGGATGGCGATAGGAGTATAAAATGGAGACATCATATCGATTTGAAGACCAAATGTATTTTAGTTGCAAGGATGGATTAGGCTGGTTAGCTGAATCTTTAAAAGATGAATATATAAAAAATGGCAGTTGGGATAGTAGGGCTAAACCTGTGTCTTTCCAAGTCTATGCTGAATATGCACTAGGTAATTCCCCTGAAGGTAAAATGCTAGGCAGTACTGATGATGGCTATCCGTGCTGGGTTGATATTCCGCCTAAAACAAAGCATCAATTAATCACAGAGGCTGAAGATAAAAAAAGCGGGCTAATGCAGGGTGCAAGAGAGGTTATTTCCCCTTTGCAAGATGCGATTGATTTGGAGATGGCAACGCAAGAAGAGACGCAAAAATTGACAGCATGGAAGCGATATCGAGTACTGCTTAATCGTCTCGATACCTCAAACGCGCCGGATATTGATTGGCCTAAGAAACCGTAATAACTGCATCATAAAGATATTATCTTAGTGATTGAGTGTGTTGTTAAGTGCGACTAACTTAGCCATAAAAATTTCTTGGTGGTTAAACGAATGGTTAGGGCGGTTTTGGATTAGTTAATCCAAAAATTGGAAATTAAAAACAGAGCTAAAAGACTTAATGGTTGTTTAGCAAATTATTCTGTATAACTTGAAAAATAACTTTTTTAATGTGATTAGTACAAAGACGCTTAGCTATATTTTATGGGACAAATTTGGGACAAGTATCCGCAAGTATGATGGATTATCTGTACGTTTCTGAAAGCATCTTTTGACGTGAGAGCGAGGAAAGATGCGGTATATCAATGAATTATAAGGTGAATCTACTCACTTCTAAGCCGTAGGTCACTGGTTCGAATCCAGTAGGGCGTACCAATAAAATCAAGGGGTTAGATGACATTCAACTTTTTAATATTTTTAAGTGGGACAAATTTGGGACATGATTTGAGATTTTTCTATTAAATCTGTCAAAAACGCCGTCAATTTGTTTGGCGTGTTCAGTAAGATGATTAGACGCTAAGTGTGCATATCGCCTTACCATTTCGACTGATTCCCATCCACCCATTTCTTGTAAAACAGAAAGTGGAACGCCGGACTGAATTAACCAGCTAGCCCAAGTATGTCTCAGATCATGAAAGCGAAAATTTTCTATTCCGGCTCGTTTCAATGCCGCTCTCCATGCCGTATTAGAATCGACACGCATTTTTCTAATCGAATTTGTTTGTGAGCCATCAGATCGCTTTACTGACATTGTATGTACGAATACCCATTTTTGATGATTACCCAATTGTCGCGTCAGAGTACAGCAAGCCGTATCGTTTAGAGCTACACCTATAGCTTTTCCCGATTTGCTGTTTTCTGGCTCTATCCAGGCAATTTTTCTTTGCATATCAATTTGTGACCACGCTAAATTAATGATATTTGAACGACGTAACCCAGTTGCCAGCGCAAATTCAACCGTCGATCTAAGGGGTTCAGGACATTCATTGATTAATCTTTCTGCTTCATCCGGTTCTAACCATCTAATACGTTTTTCTCTAGCCGATGGAACCTTAATAACCGGTGATTTTTCTATCCATTTCCAATCTCTTTCAGCAGATCTCATCATTGATTTAAGTAGTGCCAAATGCTTAGCTTTTGTTGCTATAGAAACTTCTTTCGCTTGATAAGCGGGTATTTCTATTCCTTTTCTTTTTGCTGAATTAACTCTACTTTTCCATCTTAATTGTTCCTGCCTATTTTTCATTTTGCTAATAGCACTATATATTTTTGCTTCTGTCATATCTTTTAATCGGGTACCGCTGAAATACAGTAGCCAAAAACCAAGTCTACCCTTGTCATCGTCTAAAGATTTCTTGTTAGCCTTCTCTTCAATCCATCTCAAGCAGGCTTCGTCAAATGTGACATTAGGAAAATCATCTAACTTTGCTATTCTCCATAATTCAGCTTTTCGTTTGTCGTGTAACTCCTGAGCTTGTTTTTTGTCCTCTGTGCCAAGTGATTCCTTAATTCTTTTTCCGCACGGTGTTGTGTAACTGCCGTACCAAATTTTACCACGTTTGAAGATTGACATTTGTTACTCCTGATGACATCAATCTCGCTCTCAGCGAGAGTATTGATCGAATTTTTAACGGCTTCAATACAAGCTTCTTTTGTAAATAAATAAGGTGATTTCTTTTTGTACGGATTTTTGCGTTGATAACTAATGATCCCCAGCTTGCACCAATTACTCAGAGTGTCTTCACTTATTCCTATTATTTTCGCTGCCTCTTGCCGCGTTAAAGTCGCTTTGTTCATTACATTCCTCATTCAAAAGTGGAAAAGAGAGTACTAGAGATTATTTGCTGTATGGTTTTTTGTGGTAATATTGTTGCCGTTGTGTGTTAGTTAACAGCAATATTTTTCCCTGGTGCTGGGCAGCTTTATGCTGGTATTTTTTTTTTATTTCCTTTTCATCGCTTCCAGTAATAAATCCTGTATTTCCCGTTTTGAATTGCGTCGTTCCATGACCACTTCATCGAGGGTATCTTTAGCAACGATATGGTGAATAAAGACAGGGCGGTTATGTCCGGCTTGTGCCTGACGAGTCGGGCCTATACGTTCGATAATTTGCTGGTACTGCTCTAAATCCCACCAGTGGGAAAAAAAGACCAGAATATTACCGCCGTCCTGTAAATTTAAGCCGTGTCCACAGCTTGCGGGGTGAGCAAAGAGCAAGGGGATTTTGCCACTATTCCAGTTTGTGAGGGTTTGGGGGTTAGTATCTAACATTTTTCCTTTTGGAAAGGCTTTTAATAAACGCTCCAGGTCATGTTTCCAGTGGTAAGCGACCAGTACTGGCGTCCCTCCTGATTCATTAACAATACTCTCTAGCGCCTGAATTTTGGCATCGTGTATCGCTGTCCAGTTGTGATTGTCATCGCTATAAATAGCGCCACTGGCAATTTGTAAGGTTTTTATTGTTTTGGCAGCGGCATTTAACGCTTCAATAGCGCTATCGCCCAATTCAAGAAACAGTTCTTTTTCCATGGCATGATAGTGTGCTCGCGCTTTTGCAGGTAGCGTAACGTTGATAACGTTGTGTATCGGTTCTTCGATATCAAACCAGTCGGCCGCATTAAGGGATAAGGTGACATCGCTAAGCGCTAACGGAATTTGTAGATGCGCAAATCCTAAAGGCTCAAACCGACTCCATTGTTGCCCGGGCAACTGGATACGCTTAAACCAGCGAGACGTAAACGCATTATGGGTTCTGCCTAAGCGCTCGCCTTGGTCAACAAACCACGCTTGCCCCCATAAGTCCATCAGGCCATTAGGTGAAGGCGTACCGGTCAGATTTACCCAGCGATGAACAGATTTATGCGCTATTTTGGCAAGTGCTGCGGTGCGTTTACCGCCTTTGCGTAACCGGAATGATTTCAACCGGGTGCTCTCATCGGCAATAATTGTGCCAAAAGGCCAAGTGTCACCAAGTATGTCAACCAGCCAGACGAGATTGTCATAATTGACCGTAAATACGCTGGCATGGGTATTTTTGAGTGCCGCTATCCGTGCTTTAGAGTTTCCAATGATGGGTTGTACTTCAATATTACGCAGGTGGCTCCATTTAAGCGCTTCATCTGGCCAGGTGGATTGCGCTACCCGTAACGGGGCTAACACTAATGTCGGTTTGGTTTCACTGCCTGATAAATAGAGATTTTCTAACGCCGTCAGTGTGGCTGCCGTTTTTCCCATTCCCATTCCCGCCCAGACATTTGAGCGTTTGATATCGAGTAGGTGATTGATAATGAGATGTTGGTAAGGTCGAGGGGTGAAGGTTTTCATAAATTGCCTTTTAGCTGTTTTAAAATAATTCAGCGATATCGATACCGTGTATTTCAAGCCACGCCTCCCTCGGATAAATCACTTCACGGCGGTTTTGGTCAGGATTGAAACAGGTTGGGTATCCCGAGGTGAGTGCGTCATAAATATCGTGTTTGTCGAGCCAGGCATTTAACACTTTCCAGCCAAACATTTTTCCCGTCGCTCTCCACACTGCCTGTTGAGAAGCCCATTCTTTACTTGCGCCAAATCGGGCGGCCATTTTTTCACGCTCTCGTATCGCACGATTAGCAATGCGCTGGTAGGCTGAATTACGTTGAAGTGCAGTCGCTTCCCTTTTGCGACTAATATGGGATTTGGTACGGATAGCTTCATTTCTCTGGTCAGTTATAACAGCTTTTTCCTTTTCTGAGATAACCAAGGCTTCAAGCGCTTCAATGTAGTTAGTGGGTAATGAAGGGGTGTTTAATTCCTGTTCCAGTTCTTGCCAACGATCAACCAGGCAAGCCGTAAATTCAGGGCAAAGTTGAGCAACAACAATAATGCTGTCACGTTTACCTTGTTCACCTTCAAAAATAAAAACTTCAGTAAAGCGATTTGGGCTATTTGATTGTTTATTCTCAACTTTCTCAGATTGAGGAAGTTGAATAATCTCACTCTTAGCCAATGTTTCAATAGTCCGTTTTACGTTGTCGTGACGTTTGTTGACCAGTTCCGCAATCTCTGTACTTGACATAGTTAAACTTTGGAAAGTTATTAAATTTTGCATGTAAAAATTCCTCAATAATGAAATTGATAAAAGATCGCCCCTACAAAAGGGGCGTTAAGATTAATTAGTGGCGTTCTAGGAAGTGGGTCAGTTCACCTTCGTACCAATGATCCGTACGAGCGGTAATTATCCCGATTTGTTGATGCTGGAAGTGCTCAAAAAGCTGTTTGATCTCCGCTAATACGATATCGATATTCTCACGCTTGCGTAAAAGTCGTTTGATCGTCTGCTTTTCAGCCTCATTGATAATCTGGCGCAATGTCTCAGTGATATAGTAAATGCGTCTGCACTCATCAGCCATTAACGGTATATGCTCTATTTGAAAACGCTCCGGTGAGGGTGTGCCCGTCACTTCACGTAAAGCCAGCCACACCGCTCTAGTCCATGACTGTTCAAACCGAAAGCCATTTGTCATGCACCAGACTAAATGCGTTAGATTTCGAGTATCCGAATGGGTAAAACGCTCTGCGGCTTTGGAGTGGTATTGCGGGTTAGGTTTAACAGTTTGATTAAGTGTTTGTTTATCGAGTATATCCAGCACCCATTTTCTGAATTCTTTCGCTACAGGTGTATTAGCGAACATGGCGATCAGGTGTGCGCCACGTAAGGAGAAAATTCGTATTTTGGTTTGCAATATTCCGTAACCTATTGATTTTCTCGAGGTCACTGATTCGATGACCTCGGTCATACCGTCTGTAAATTCATCCCGATTCTGATTGTATAAGTTACTGACAGACTTAGCACTAGAATATTGTAAAGCTCTAGCAAGTTCAGCAGAACTGAACCAGATTTGCCCATTATGGGAAATAGTTTCAAGAACGGTATTGCGGAAAACTAAAGTAGTCATAGTAATGATTTCCTTTGTAGGTTTAGGATAATCACCACCTTAAGATGCGAATCTAATAGGCGGCGAGCTGGACGGAGTTCGCATTACCGGCTACAAAGGATCCCGGCGAGCCTTACGGCTCCCCCATCCGGCCCACCATTGATTTTTGATATGGCAGACTGACGCATAAAAAAGCACGCTGTCGGCGTGCTATGCGCCTTTGTAGCTACGGCGAGATGCGAATCCCGACATCTGACTTATCAGATGCAAATAAACTATAGCGCATGATTTTCTTTCGTCAATGGGTATTTAAAATGTCAATGTTTTTATTATGCCGCTGCAATCCCGTTCATCATCACACCTAATAACCTAGGAAATTGGCCATCATAGAAATGGGGTTGCGTTTGACGGGGAGGGTTTGGGTCAGTAAGATTTTTACCAAACTGTAATCCCTTTTCCGTCAGTGACCAGAATAGTTTTTCCTTGTCAGGATGTTTGTTACTTGGACGTGATTTACGCTCAACAATACCTAATAATTGCAGACGCTTAAAGCCAGATGGTGGACTGTAAGGTTTGCCATGTAATTGTAGAAGTTCGGTAAAAGAGTGCGTTACTTCGCTTGAACCTGTTAAACTCCCTTCTGGTGTATCAACAGCGTAATCAGGTAGTATATCCGGTATCCCAAGGGAAGATTGCAGTTTTTTCATAGCCCCCAACATAGCAGAAGGTGCTATTCGTAGTTCCTGTTTGTAAAAAGCGATCATTGCTAAGCCAGCTTGTACTTTTTCGACAAGTACGCCGTTATTGCTTTTTACCGAATCCCTAAACCGCTCGTAGACCTGAACTTCAAAATAGGGGTCTATCCATGCTGCATAGCGGATGGCGATAATTTCAACTGCCCAGCTGCCAGATTCAAGGCCACCTTTGATGATATTGACCGAAGCACTCTGCGATGCTTCGCTTACTTTTTGTACAAAAGCGCTGATACCCTCGCTTCTGAGAAACACAGAAGGCCGTTGCGATTCTGTTGCTTTACCCTGAGCAACTGCTGCCCGGTGTAGATCATTTAGACAATAAAGCCCGAAAGCGTCTTGGCGTACAATGGTATTTTCGATAACGACTAATTTAGACATAAAAATATTTCTCCGTAATTAAACGAATCAAGGTATTAATGTGAAAGATTTTGCAGATGGAACCCTAAACCCCGTTATACTTACCTAAACACGGGAGGATTTTTCGTATGGGTCAGGTTGCATTTGATACACAAGAATTTGTTGAAACATTAGAGAATGCAGGCTTGCCAAAAGAGCAGGCAAAAGCAATTTCTATTGCTGTACGTAAGTCACATGAGGTTGCTGACGTAGCGACCAAAAGAGATGTAGAAGATGTACGTAAAGACTTATCTTCTGAAATAACACTAGTTCGCAAAGATGTTGAAGCGTTAACTAATAGTCTTTTAATAAAACTAAGCGGTGTCATGTTAGCTATCGTTGGTGCAGCGGCAACGATCGTAACTTTAATTATAAAACGGGTTAAAAGGCACCCTGCAACTCATAAGGTGGTAAGATACTGCTTAGATCCTGACTGTCCAGTACGATAACCTGATGGCCCAGGGCAAAAAGCCGTGCGTGTTCGCGTAATTGGTAAGGGGTAGGTTTTTCGCCCGGTGCTTTACACTCCACAAAAATAATCTTGCCATTGGGCAGGGCGACTAATCGGTCAGGCACGCCTCGTCGTCCGGGTGAAACGAATTTATAGGCAATCCCGCCGATTTTTTGCACTTCACGCACCAGGTGTTTTTCAATGCTGTCTTCCCTAATTAACCGCATGGATACATCCTTTTTATGTTTTCCCGTTTAATTTGCATCAGGCAAAAATCGGCGCGGTGTTCACTCCAGATACGATTATTGCGATTGCGCGCCAGCCGATTTGCCTGTGACCATGCGCGCGCGGCTTCATGGTATTGACCGGATTGTTCAAGGTGAAATCCTGTGCCGCCTTAAAATAAAGGGGGCTGTCGTTTTTTCTAAAGGCCATGATGTTTATTTTATCCTGTGTGTTATTTATTCCTTGCGATAGCGGTAAGTCTGAAACCCAGCTGCACTAAGCGGTAAATCAAAAGCCCAGTCAGGCTTAACACTTAACAGTGTACTTAACCCCTCGGCCGAGAATTGTGGGGTATCCGGCGCTTCGCTGATAATCTCATCATGGACGGTTAGGACAATCTCATAACCTGCCTTTTCAATAGGCGGCATGCTATAGGCCAGGACATCCCGTGCGGCGGACTGACAGATATTTTCGCAATTATGAACAATTAAGGGCCCATCGGGTGTTGCTATTACAAAACGGTTGCGAGGCCCGCAATTGATCAGGTCGTAAACTTCCGCGATATGTTTGGGTGCTCCACTAGTTGTACTGGACTTACCCTTTTTACCAGGCGATAGTAAAGCGTGCTTGGAGCAATCCCTGTTAGGCGAGCTAATTCCTGTATATTCATTGTGCCGAGGAGAGTTTGCACGTATCGTGCTCGTCGGGTATTTTGAGCTTGTTGACGCGACGTAGCCCAGTGGCAGTTTTTGGGGTGGTAACCTGCATTGTTGTTGATGCGATCTAAAGATAAGCCGGGTTGGTATGTCTTGCCCATGTCTACCCAGAAATTGCTGAAACTTTTTTGCCAACGTTTGCAAACCGTTATTCCCCGACCACCATAATTTGACCATGCTTTGTGGGAAGGGCGAGTACATCTGGCTAACATGCTGCTCCATACAGCAAAAGCGGGGTGTTTTGACATTCCGTGCTTTTGGTTTTTGCATGATATTGTTTGTGCCTTTCGGCATCCGCAGGAGGCAGCTATACCTTGTTTTCTTTGTTTTTGTAATTCTGTGGCTGCTATGATTATTTCGTGTCCACAGGTGCAACGTGCTTTCCAGATTGATTTCTTTCCGTCTGAACCGTGGTAGTTCATAGCCGTCAGGTAGCCGACACGAAGACCTGTTATATCTTTTGCTCTGTGATGCACTTTTCCAACCCTTTTCCGTCAATACTTGGTGATCAGCGGTCATCCCAACTCCGTAAGCCTGAATAACTTCTTGATTACCATTAAAAACACTGCCATCTGTGCGTACCCATTCGATACCATCCCATACATAAGCATCTTGTGAAACGATTTCTATAGGCATCCAACCCGTTATAGTCAACACAAGTGTTCCTTTGGCGAGACATAATTTCCCCCCGTAGGTTTTTAGCCTTTCCCATTTACGACTATAGGGGTTAGTCCCCATATAGGTGATTTGTCCATTCTCTATTCGCGCAGAAGGGTAACAAAGACTCCGTCCTGATGGTAGACAAATCCTGAGCCAGCTTTTATCGCGCCGGACGCTAAGTTTACGGCACTTAAACGCTATCCCCGGTGACTGAATCGCTTGTTTTACAGCGTCTTCAATGTCGTACCAGAATGATACGGTTTGTGGATGGGCATTGCGCCACATACGCTTAAGGGAATCGCAGGTAACAAAGATTTTTTTGCTGAGGCCATAAGTCTTCTCCGTTTCAACAGATTTTTGATACCAGCTTGTTGCCTCTCGTTTAACGCCAGGCGGTATATGAGGTAATGCGGCTTCCGCCAGTTCATCTAAATCCAGACCGTAGGCGAGGGCGAATGTCAGAAATGCCGCAACGCCTCCACCATAGCCTAAGCCGAGCTCCATCACCTTACCGATTTGCCGTTGTTCTTTGGTGACGTCCTCAGGTAAAAGATTAAACGCGCGCGCATAGGCGAGTTTATAGAGGTCATCACCTTTGCCGTTATCAAACTCGCTAAAAGCCTTGACTTTCCAGTTTTCCCCTGCCAGCCATGCCAGCATGCGGCCTTCGATATTCGACAAATCCGAGATAACCAGCTTTTTACCCGGTGGTGCAATAATACACCCTCTTAGCGCGGAACTGGTCAGTTGCATAATGTCATCACAAATCAGCTCGGCGCAACCGGCTTTTAAGGCTTCAATCCCGTTATCAATGGTGTTTGGGTCAAGCGTGGGTCTGGGGAGATTATCTGGTTGAAAAACGCGCCCCGCCCAGCGTCCGGTGCGTGAGGCGCCACAAAATTGCTTAGTTCCTCTAAGTCGTCCATCTGCACTCACCGATTTTAACAGCGCTTTATATTTACTGGTGCTGGTTGTACAGGATTGCAGACGGACTGACAGCAGTTCGCGTAAAGCCGGTGGGATATCAGGGTCATTAATGCGGCGCTGTAGCGTACTGGCCTGCATATCTGGTAACGTGATGCAAAATGCAGAAGCGATATGTTGTAGCAGAGCATCGCGTTGTGTTGCGTTTTGTACGGCATTATCCGTTAATTGCTGGGTAACGGTTGATAGCCGCTTTTGCTCGTTTTCAACGGCGGTCAAGGCGCTTTTGGCCAACTCAACGTCCATACACATCCCACGGCGATTAATTTTTTGGTCTAGCTGCCATAGTTCGGTTTCATCAACATTCATATTCCAGTTGGGTAAATGTTGATAAATTTCCCGCATGGCTAAAATATCAGAGCCTGCGTAATCCTTAAAACGTTGCCATTCCTCTGCATGGGTTAACGCCGTAGCGCGTTGTATTTTGCTATTTTTAGGGCGGGGTTTGCACAATAAAGAGATAAGGGCTTTACCCTCTTTATCTTTGGCTTTATCGCTATTGACGTTGAAGATATCGCAAAGCAAGCCAAGCGCACCGGGTAGCCCATGTGCCAGTGCTTGCACCAGCGTATCGTGAACACGGGATAAGGGTAAGTCGATATTTAACACTCGTTTTAAAATGACCGTATCGAACATACCGCCATTATGCCAGACGGTTAAGATTTCTGAGTCATCAAGATAGGCTTTTAAATCTGAGGGCATTGTTTTATCTTGCGTCACATCCCACACCTTGACAGGAGCATGATTGTACGCATACGCAAAAAGTAATATTTCTGCATTTTCAGCGTAGCGATGAGTGCCACAATTAATGGGGATATCGCTGTAGGTTTCTAAATCGCAAAATAGTAAATTTTGCATAATCCATCCTTATCAGGCCGTAACAGAAAAACGCCCCATTTTAGGGTGATACCACTGACTGCCGCATTTCTCAGCCCTAAGCATCATTTTATCCAGTGCATTTTTAAAGGCTTCTTCATCAACCACTGACATTTGGGTAATTGGGCCACCGGGTACAACATGAGGCACTTTTTTATAAGGTATATTCCACGCCATCACTAACTGGCGACATTTCGCATCACTCAAACCCTTTCTTCTGAGACCTGTATCTTTTCGTGTTTCATTGACCATGACCAGTAATTGTTGTGAGTCGATCGTTTCTCCGCCGGATAGGGTGATATTTTGTGCATTCATTAAATTTTGCATGTGAAAATTCCTCAATAATGAAATTGATGAAAGATTTTGCAGATGGAACCCTAAACCCGTTATACTTACCTAAACACGGGAGGATTACTTATGGGTCAGGTTGCATTTGATGCACTACAAGCATCGGAAGAACTAGAAAGTGCTGGTATTTCTAGAGAAAAGGCTAGAGCTATCTCACTGGTAGTACGCAAATCACATGAGGTTGCAGATGTCGCAACAAAACGTGATTTAGAAGATGTCCGTAAAGATTTAACTACTCAAATATCTGATGTCCGTAAAGATTTATCGGCTGAAATAACCAATGTCCGTAAAGATATGGAAATAACCCGCAAAGACCTGCAACTTGAGATGTCAGGTATTCGCGCTGAGCAAAAGTTAATACGCTGGATGTTAGGCGCTGGTATTTTGGGTATCCTTTCTCTGGTGGTAAAAGCCTTTTTGATGCCTGCGCTATAATGATATTGGGCTGTTAGCTTAACGATAGAGCTGAGGGCTTTTAGCCCATCGCTTTCGGGTTTGAGTCCTGCACAGCCCGCCAACTCCCCGATGGCTTTTAGCCAATAGATTATTCTCTTTTCTTAGGTACTTGTTTTCTTCTACCAGTAGTCGAATCATATTGATTAATGTTTTGGTTTCCTCATCGGCATAACCCTGTTGTTCCAGGTTAAGCAAATATTGGCTGTTATTACTGGGGTTAGTGAGCACAATCGTTTCACCAATATACCGATGCGGGTTATCTAATTTCATTTTAAGCCTCCTCGAGTGACTAACTGCCTGATTATTTAACCACTTAAGGCGGCAGTGGTTCCCGGGTGTTAGCTGGCCAATAATTCTTCTTCCTCAGCCATGCTCAGGTCGTCAAACTCTTCAACGGAAGCCACACCTCCCCCTGTGAAAGCATCGCCATCTCTGAAAAACTGAACACCTCTTAATGAGGCTGAAACCCCTTTACCATTGTTGTCATAGCCGTAAAATTCAACGGTGGCGTTCACGTAGCAGCCAGAGTAGGGACGACCATCCTGTGCGGTTAACGGGGAGGTGTTACGGTCAATGACTAATGGGCGGGATTTGTTACTGGCGCTGAGGTACAGGTTTCCGGCGTAACCGTCGTACTCTTTACTATCCCCATCGCGTAAGCAAAAACGGTTAGGATTATTACAAATGCTGTTATAGATTTTTTCGATATCCTTGTTGCCCCATTTTTCGCCAATCACGTGTTTGATACCGGCTTTGATTTCCTCAATCAGGTCTGTACGACTTTTGGGGATAAGAAAATTGGCGCGGTATTTGAACGCCCCTTGACCACTGACTTGCGTAGGTTCAAATAACTCAGGAAAAGCCAGACGTACGTTGTTTAATTTGATTTTCATAAAGTTACCTTTTGATTAAATGGATTTATCAACGAGTGCCGCTTCGGTCACATCGTCAAAGTCGTTTAAGGGGTTAGTAATAATGGCAGGTCTTGGGTCCGATTCCGGTGCGATAACGGGTTTACCATCTACTCGCTCGATAAGCGCTTCCAGTTTTGCCCATCGATGGGGTTTGTCTTTTTTAAGCAGTTTCTCAGCCTGGGGTGGGCTGATAATTTTCTTGTGGTAGATTTGCTCCTGTTTAAGTTTGGCGCCTTTTAACAGTGTTTCGGCTTCACGTTCATCACCCCAGGTGCGATTACCCTGTTTGCCGGTAACCAGTTTAAAGCCAGGTACCGATTGCCCCGTATGTAATGCCTCGGCGACCCGATTTCGCAGGGCTTTACAAAAACTCTCTATCAAATCGACATGCGGGTAGAGTTTTGCCATCTGTTCAGGGGTTAGTAGCGTAATGCGTTTTGGTGCATCGCTTAATTGTGATGCCAGCGGTTGGGTTAAATCGACAAAATCGCCTTTGACTTCATTATGGACGAATTGCGCCTGTGCAAAACACAATCCACCTTTTGCTTTACAGAACTGGCATTGCTTGACGCCTGGTGAAAAGGCACTATCCGGTAGGGCATCAAGCCCGTTGCGCTCGGCAAGGCTTGTCATCTCCATGGCTTTTTGCGCCCTCAATCTGGCCAAATCACCAAAGTCTTTTAAGTCCTCAACTGATACTGCCCATTCAGACAGATGGTTAAGTCTGGGCTGATGGATAAAAAGCCGAACCGAGTTAAAATCATAAACAAGGTCAAACTGTTGTAAAGCGCCCAGCGCATAAAGCATGAGCTGCTCATTGTTCTGGGCATCCACTTTAACGCCTTTACCATATTTTAGGTCATGAATTTGTAGTTCATCACTACTTACGATAATCGCATCTGCGGTGCCAAACGAATTATCTACGCCAATGACCGCTGAAAAGTCCACCCGTTCTTCAACCTGTAACATTTTCCCGTTCGCCAGTTGCCAGACGGTATCGATATAGGTTTGGACGTGTTCAATCATCTCTTCATCCACTTGGGGTGAGTTGGCTTTTAGCAGCGGATACGTGCCGATATACTCTTTCGCATCAAAACCGTATGTTTGTCTACGCCCGTCACTAAACGGGTTTTTGCGCCTTTTTAAGATACTTTCCGCTAACGCATGCGCCGCGCTGCCTTCTTCAGCAAACGGCGATGTTTTATCGGGTAAGGTGGCTTCTAATGCGGCACTGCCAGGGCATTTAAGCCATCTATGCGCTGAGGAGGGGGCAAGTTTTGCATGTTCAGCCATCGCTACCCTCTGATTTATCATCGGATAAAACGCTTTGGGCTTTTTCAATAAACCGAGCTAAATTATCATCGGTAACATCACCTAGTTTTTTAGCGTTGAAGGATGCAAGGATATCCAGCGCTTCGTTACGATATCCGCCTTTGACCAATTGAGTAATGCGTGCGGAGGCCTCACTGCGAAGCGCATTAAAATCAATCGGTTTGACCTCCGTCGGCGTAGGCAATTCATGCAGTAATGACAAGGCGAATTCTCGACGTTCGGTAATACCAAAGAGATTATCCCAATTGGCCAGCATTTTTAGGCATAAATCAAAACTCGAGGTTTTTGAGAGCGTTTTAATGTTACTTATGCCGTTTAAAGCGCAATAAAGCGCATCAATTTGTCCGGTAACGCCATCTGCTTTTTCGGCCGCAAAAGTGGCTTTGGCTTTAGCGACTTGCGTATGGTCAGGTTTAACTGCTTTATCACCGAACAAGACGGACAGGGAGACCACGTGACGCAAATCAAGCGATTCAATATCAACCGGTTCAGGTTCAATGGCTACTTTAGGGTCTTCAACCATCGGTTTAACGGCTTTAGCAGGTTTCGTTTCTGCCTTGGCGACTTTACCCTTTTTCTCGGCAACAACCGGTGCTGGCTTGTCATCGGCTTTAGTGTGTGCTTCGACAACAGGCGCAGGCTCAATGGCTTCTTTAGGCTCAACGATAACTGATGGTGCAACGGGTTGTGGCTTAACATCCTGCGCAAAGGGTTTCGGTTTATTTGCCTCTGTCGGTTCATTCGGGTCATGTTCAAATTGTACGACCAGCTGGCTAATTAACATTGTATGGGCTTCGGTCAGTTGGTTATGCGCCATTAGCATTTGCGTATGGTTTTCTGCCAGTCTGGCCAGCAGAGGGGTATTTGCGGTAAGCATGATGCGTCGACCTCAACGATATAAAGTGACAGGGAACGGGTAATGGGTGTTGCGTTTTAACGCGTCAAGTTTTCTCAAATAGCGTAAGCGCCGGACGTGGTTATTCATCGGAAATCGCTCCGATGACAGAATTTTTGCTTTTTGCATAGTATTTTTTCCGATGGAGGGTGTTAGATAGGGTGATGCTTGGTTATTTAGCCACTTCAAGCGGCAGTGGTTTCCTGGTGTTTTCTTGCAAACAAAATTTGTAAGCCAATCCGTTTTAATGTTGTTTGCGTTTGCCTTTCTTTCTCTGCCAGTGTTGCCCTTTCACGACCGTTATTCTTTACGAAACGGGGCTAATCTTCTCGCCAACCGGATCGCGTTTGGCGGTACATCGCATTTTATGCGCAGGGGTCTCAACAGAAAAATCTGTGCTGTTCCGACTTTCTAAATTGTTAAAGAGCAAGGCGTTTATCCTAATTTATTATTCATAAACGCATAACCAGTATTATGCGAAAAATACACTTAGTCAATTATTTTTCGCATTTATTTTGCTAAACCTTAAATAAGGTGGCGGTTTTAAAAAAGGGATTACTTATTCTCTATAGTAAAGCGAATCTTTAGCAATACCCGCTACATAGATAATTTTTTCAATAGTTGACGCGGCGAGACGTATCGGCGGATGGTTGGAGTTAATTGAAAGCAGATGAACAACATCATCTCTTTGATACAGAAATGTTTTTACCATAACCTGGCCGTGATCGTCTTGAACGAGAACCTCATCACCCGGTTTATACTTATGGTTGGGCTCCATAACCACGAATTCTCCATGTTGAATTCTCGGCATCATGGATTCACCTTGACAACGAAGGGCAAAAGCATCTCGATCTTCAGTCGGCCAAATAATATAACCATAGTCATGTCCGGCTGAGGATTCTTTAGAATTCCAATATCCCCCTCCCCCCAATTGTGTTGTTCCCAGCACGGGCACCTTACAGAAGTTGAATGGAATAGCCTTGACTTCGACTCTTTCGTATGCTTTTGTCTTGTTTTCTATAGAAATATGTGATGTGATTAAATCTTTATATAGCAATTCATTAGCTTCCACCCTAAAAAAATCCGCAATTTTTTGGATTATTTTTAATCGTGGACTTTTTACTTCCCCACTTAACATTCTATGTAGTGTAGGTTGTGGCATCCCAATTCGGCGTGATAGTTCAGCAACGCTTTTCACTCCTTTTTCAGACATTAATTTCTTGATATTCTTATTTAGTCTGGCCGTCATCATTCCCATTATGTTACTCCCCTTTAATCCTATATAAAATTCAAAATATACTTTTACGCATATTATATTTAAATTTAAATAAATCTTTCGCATTGCAAATATTTATGCGAATTGGTATTTTTAAACACTTAAAGGAAATGAACAATTGGAGAAAGACCGTGTATAAGAAATCACCTATAGAAATCGTCCAGGCATTATTAGCGCAGGGATTAACTCAATCAGAAATAGAAGCTAATACGGGTATTAAACAGCCTTCAATAAGCCGAATACTGACAGGAAAGAATAAAGATCCGCGTATATCTACCATGGTTGCCTTAGAAAAATTGTATTTAGAGCTAGCCACTAATTCTTTTAGTACATCAAGGCTAAATAAGTCAAAGGCCAAATAACCTATGCAAATAAGTTATTCCGTCGGGCGTAGTGTTAATGACAAACGCCCGAGGCCTGCTGTTGCTGACTCTTTTGCCGAGTATCAGCGGGCGATAAAAAAATTAACCAAACATATTAATATTAGTCCCACCGATCCAAAAGACATTTTCGACAAAAAGAAAAAAGCCCTTAATTATATCTGGGGCGCAATGAAAAATGCCAAGAAAGGGCGTAATGCCATTAATGCGGGTAAACGCAGCGTGTTATGGCTCGACATGGACGGTTGTACCTTAGCGGCGTGGGAAATGCTCTCAGGCATTCTCCGTTTTTATCAATGTTTCGCTTATACCACTGCCAGCCATGAACACCCTGTTGCTCAAGGTGAACAACGCTGGCGCATTGGTTTTCTGTTGTCCCGTGATGTGACTGCATCAGAGTACAAACAGCTAGGGCCCCGCATTGAACAGGAGTTGATAGATTGTTTCGAATGGCTCAGTGATTTAGCAATCAAGTGGGACAGCTCTGTCTATGAGCCGTCGCATATGATTTTTGCGCCTCATGAAGGGGCTAAGTACGAAAGTTTTGAAGGCACGGTGATCGATGTGGATACGTTATTAGCCTCGGATAATACGCCTGTTATTGAGCATGCTGATGTCCCTAAGACTGCTGATGACGATTTAACCCGTTTAGTCGATTTGCAAAATATCAATGACCAGACATTTGAAGATTTACGTTCCGCATTATGGTATCCGAAAATATTAAACCAGGCCGAGAATTACCCTTCATGGGTCGATATGGGCAATCGCCTCGCCTGGTTCAAAGACACACGCTTTGAGGATGAAGCTAAAACGATGTGGCTTGATTGGTCTTCTGCAGCGGCTAAAGGTGATATCGAAGCCGCAGAAGCCAAATGGGCTGAACTACGTGCTGATAGAACAGGTTATCAGGCGATATTCAGTTTAGCGCAAAAAGCGGGGTGGGTAAATCCCGGTGCTGAGCGATTGAAAACGGCTGTTGCTACGGTAGATGAGTTCGACGACCTGACCAATACTGAAAATTCAAAATGGCCTACGTTTAAACGCAATAAAACGTCAGGCCAAATAGAAGCCACCATTGACAACGCGGCTAAAGCGGTTATGTGCGCCGATTTTGTCGGTGTAGAAATTCGGTTTGATACTTTTCGTGATGAGATCATGTTTGCCCCTGTTGGCACTAAAGAGTGGCAAACCTTTACCGATGCCGATTATTCCCGATTGCGTATCACAATGGAAAAGCGAGGCTTTAGAGCGGTTGGACGTGAGTTAATTCGCGATGTGGTATTACTGGCAGCGGATGAAAACCCCTTTGATTCCGCTATGGAATGGCTAAAAAGCCTCGAATGGGACGGCATACCGCGTATCGAAACGTTTTACCATACCCATTTGGGTACTGAAGATAACGCTTATACCCGTGCGGTATCGCGCTATATGTGGACAGCCCTTGCGGGACGTGTGTTAAAGCCCGGTATCAAAGCGGATATGGTGCCGATCTTGGTGGGTGCGCAAGGTTCTGGAAAATCGTCTGGCGTGGCGGCGTTATCCCCTGATCCAACTTTTTTTACTGAAATTTCCTTTGCTGAAAAAGATGAGGATCTGGCACGTAAGATGCGGGGCTGTCTGGTGGCAGAAATTAGCGAATTACGCGGACTTAATACCAAAGAACTGGAATCTATCAAAGCCTTTGTCACGCGGACACATGAAAAGTGGATCCCCAAGTTTAAAGAATTCGCCACCCAATTTCCCAGACGCTCATTGAGTATTGGTACTACGAATGAAGATGAATTTTTAGGTGATAAAACCGGTAATCGGCGGTGGCTGCCCGTTGAAGTTGGAAAAATGGATGTAGAAGGTATCAAAAAGGATGTCATTCAGCTTTGGGCAGAAGCGCGAGAACTATTTAACGAAACCGGTATTCAATTTCAAGAAGCAGAGCAATTGGCTAATCAGGTACATGAAAAATATTTTATCAAAGATGCATGGCAGGAAATTATCGAGCGTTGGTTAGATGAACCGGATTTAATGACAGGACAAAAACCACGGGCACGGCAATTTTTACGATCTGCAGATATTTTACGTGAAGCATTGAACCTTGAACCGAAAAATATATCGCGACGGGAACAAATGCGAATGGGCCATGTTTTGCAAAATTGCAACTTTAAACAAGTTCTGCGTCGTGTTGATGGAAAAGTTTGTCGGGTTTGGGAGAGGCGTAACGACCTGCAACAACCTGTAACGACCTGAATTCGTTAGGTTGTTACACCATTTATTTTATTAATATCAATGGGTTAAAGTTAGTGTAACAACCGTAACAACCTTTT